CTGGAAACCCGTGGTTATCCCACCACACCTGCTTACCAGACCTTGGGTCAATTCCCTGCACCCCCTGCTGCTTCCGCTCCTCAGCAACCTGAGAATTTCTGGGGCAGCTTCAAACAACAGATGGATGTAGATCCCAGCAATGCCTGGCGTCTTCTGAACCAAGCTCAGCCTCAAGTTGTTGCAAACAAACTGTTTGTAATGGAGTGATGCCATGCGTGGCGCTCTTAAATTCGGCGTACCTATTGCCGCTGGCTTAGCCACGGGTGGGTACGCCCTTTCTCAAGGAGAAGACCCAGGATCTGCTGCTCTTGCCGCAGGTGCTGGTGCTCTTGGCGGCGCTGCTGGTTTATTAGGTGCGCGTGCGCTTGCTGGTAAATATTCACCAAGCCTTCTTAAAGCGGCTAAAGAAGGTAAGGTTGCGGCCGAGAAATCTCTCCTGGAATCTGCCATCCGCATGCCAGAAGGATCTAGACGTCAAAACGCTGTTCTCGGTGTTATTGATAGATCTGCACAGATGCCTATTCCTTCTGAGCAGGCATTCACTCGTGGCATGGGTAAAGCTGTTGCCGCAGGTTTAGTTCCTGCTGCCGCACTTACCGCCGGACTTGGTGGTGTTGCTCTTGGCGCCATCCCTGGTTCCATGGGTTTGCCAGGATTCCAACAAGGCATGGCTATTGATCCAGAATCCCCTGGCTCTAGCAACACTCAAAGCGCCAAATACGGTGTAACTCCGTATGCATCCACGCAGTACATGTAAGCATCTAAGTTTACTGTCTGCTAAAATTTGTGTTAGATAAGACACACGTGTCTTTATCTTTCACCCGATAAAAACACTGACACTGGAGGATACACCAAGGTGTTTATTGATAGCTAGTTCAGATCCTGGTAGGTATAGCCCTTCAAGATTTGGTAAATAGCTCCGTGGTTACACTCAAACTTTTCCGCAATCTTTCGATAAGAAAGACCTGCTTCTTTTAAAGCTTTGATTTGAATCACGTCATCCGAAGAAAACTTTCTCAAAGACTTCTTCGGTTTTCCTTTACTGGCAAAGCCATTGTTTTTATAACAACCGCTCTTCCAGGCTCTTGTTAAATTCTCTTGTTTGGTAACGATCTCAAGATTGTCAAGTCGATTATTTCTCTTGTCATTATCTTTGTGATCAACTTGTAAGGAAAAGTTACTGGTTCCATGAGAACGCAGATCTAATCCTAAAAAAGCAACAGCCATCAAGACGTGAAGATGAAAGCGTTTTCTTCTTCCATCTACAAGAACTGAAATACGGTCATAAACACTGGTTGAACTGATAGGAATCTCTCGAAAATATTCTTGGTTGTCGGGATCAAGTTGTTTTTCAAAAGCCTTTCCTTCTTCTGTTAAGTAAAGATTACCAAATCCTGGAACAAGTTTTGGGGTCATGTTGTTCATAAACAGGTTTCCAAAGCATAGCACGCCTCAACTGAACGCTCAACGTTGTCACCTCACCGAGCAATCGATGAGTGCAAACCGGATGAATTCAGGGAAGCCCTAACGTAAAGACGAGGGTAATCCTGAGCCAAGCCAATCAAGTCGTGATTGGAAGGTGCAGAGACTACTGGGTGTAACACGACCTTGTTACGTAATACCAGATTTAGCGTCCGGCATCCCACAGGGATGAAGAGATAGTCCACCCCTCTAAGAAACTAGAGACCAGGAGAACGATTTTCCAAAAATCTTAGGTGCGGAACTTTATCGTCCCCACCCTGCGTATATCGCAGAAATGGCAGTCGAGCCTGTGGTCGTTCACGACTTCACTCGTCAGCCTGGCCAAACTGTTCAGTTAGACCGGTATAAGTTCTGGGGTACTCCTGGTACTAAGGACAGCCGTGAGCGTATTGCCGACCAAACAATCGGTACTGCCAACAGCCGTAACATCACCAAGGAAAAAGTTCTGGTGGTGCTTAAGGAATACACGGGTCCTGCGGATCCGGGTGATCCGACCCAGCCTAGCACTTTTAAGATTGCCCGAGAGACTTTAATCACGGCTCAGCGCCTGCTGCTGGACTCTGGGAACCTTAATATGTTCCACCAGTCCATCGGTAGCCTGACGCTGCTTGATGACTACCGTCGTTGGCGCGACCGCGTCTTCATTGACGAACTTGCCAAAGCTGAAGCTAACGGTGTTGCTTCTACAACCCAAGGTGGTTACTACTTCCCTGGTGGCAAAACCAAAGATTCCTCTGGTCGCATTGGCTATACCGCTACTGAGTATGGCAACGATCTGCAACAGTTCCAGGTGCGTACTGACCTGCTGACCGTTGTTAAGGACCTGCGTAAGCGTAATACCCCAACGTTTGCCGATGGTCTGTATCGCTGCATCTGCGATCCTACTTTCATGATGCACCTGCGTCGTGACCCAGACTTCCGCGAAATTGCTCGCTACGCTGGTAATCCTGGCCAAGGCATGTACATGGGCAATCCCATGATGCCTAACAACGCCAGCTTCTACATGGGTCCCCAGGCTGGCCAAGGTTATTTCCTGGCTGGCGAACCTGTGATGCCTACAGGCGTGCAGTTTGAAGGTGTGAAGTTCTACGAATCGACCAACTTCCCGATCAAGAACGTCACTGCTGCCTTTGATGCTGGCACCGGCAACAACTATACTTCCAAGGAAGTGGCACAAGGCTTCTTCTTTGGTCCTCAGTCGGTTGGTGTTGGTATTGGCGGCCCGAATGCGCAGGTTCTGATCAACAATAACGACGATTTCAGCCGCTTTATCATCCTGATTTGGCAACTGTACGCTGGTTTCGAAATCCTGAACAAAGATTTCGTCACAACCGCATACAGCTTTGTGCAAGATGACGGCACAATCTGATAATTAACCTATTAGCAAAACATAGGAAAAGATAAATGACCTATCTGTCTTCAAAAAAAATCTACCCAGGCAACTGGGCAGAGCCGCTTAACGGTTGGTACAAAAATATTGATGCCGACTATGCTGGTGTTGTTGACGGTTCCAAGGGTGGCCCTACTTCGGTTCTGGCTATCCCTGGTTACCGCTACTTCCAGCAGCGTGGTTACGTGCCCGTCACCGCTACTTCTGGTGCCGGCGCCGTTTCTTCGGGTAATGTGATTGTTCCTTCCCCTTATCGGCAGGATGACACTCGCCCTGACATCACCGGTATGGTGATCTCCGGTAGCAGCGCACTTCCTGCATACGTGTATCGTGCCACTATCTCGGTTGCTTCTGGCTGGGGCGACGGTCGTGTTGCTTCTGGTATCTATGCTGCCACTGGTAATGTTATTACCTTCTGCACAGGCCTGACTTCGACTGGCACTGTTGGCGAAGCAGTTGCACAAGCAAACCTGGTTAGCACTACTTCTGGCGAACAAGCTGGCGAAATCTTCTTCGTTGGTAGTTCTGCTGGTTACAGCTCCAATCCTTTTATTACGGTGACTGGCGCCACGGGTGTTACTCCGGACGTAGCTTACAAATCCCTGACAAGTGCTGCCACCTATAAGGTGCTGGCCCGTGGGTCGCAAACTGCTACAACCTCTTCCGGTGGCTGGTACATCTCCAGTGGTGATGCCAATGCCGGCCGCACTGGTTACTTCGTGGTTGAAGTGTGCTACATCCAACCTGATGTTGCACCTGGCTACGAAGATATCGATGGCTACCTCCTTGGTCGCACTGTTAGCTGATTGAGTTAAACTAGGACCAGACAATAACTGGTCCTATGACAACTCTTTCCCATGCGCTGCTTTATCAGCACAAAAAAACAGGTGCACGCGTCAAGGTTGTAAGCGAGTGGGATAATGGCGATTGGTACATGGTCGAAGATCAAGACGGTCGCCTTTTCACTGCTTACAAAACTGAACTTGCCCCTGATGAAGATGCAACCAAAAAGGTTAAAACTCTTCAAGTAAAAGATAAAGCAGCACAAGAAGAGCCGCGTACATTCCCGCCCGATCACCGTTTGAATATCAACTCAGCTACCGCACAGATGATCGCTGATCATATTAAAGGTATTGGGTTGAAAACGGCACGAGAGATTAAAGATCTTCAGATGTCCTTATCGGGTGAAAGGTTTAA